CAGTTTCAAGCCAAAGAAACCACCCAGATCCCAGATATAGTATTAACAAGTATCACAGAACAAATTAAAAAGGAGAGAATAACTTTGGCTCAAATGAGTAATAAAAAAGCGAAGGACATACTGAAAAAATTAGGATACAATAAATATTATGAACATATCCCTTTTATCAAAGACAAATTGGGTATAAAACCTCCTATTATGAAACCTAGATTGGAGGAAACGCTATGTTGTCTATTTATGGACATTCAAAAACCATACGCTAAACATTGTCCCGACGACAGGGTTAACTTTTTGAATTATTATTATGTTTTATATAAAATGTGCGAATTGCTGGGAGAAACCCATTTTCTTTCATTTTTTCCCATGTTAAAAGATCCAGTAAAACGCATTGAGCAAGACGATATATGGAAGAAAATTTGTAAAGAATTGCAATGGGAATTTATACCCACTATATAAACTGTAAATTTGAAAGTTTAAAGTTTATATGATAATTTGTTTATATTTAACGTGGGAATCCAACTAGGTTCGCTCCCATGCCGAATCCTGCGCCAGATCGTGCAGAGACAGCCATACTTGGAACGTAAGTATCTAGGATGCTAAATGTAGCAGCGGCAGTCAATGCAATAAGCATAACTTCATCTAAGTTCATGGATCGTTTGGGGATGGCATAGGCGGCGATAGCAACCATGATACCTTCAACGACGTATTTAACGATGCGTCTGACGAGTTCGCCAATGTCTAAAATTTGTCCTAATTGTCCGAGCATTTTATATAATTCGTCAAGAAAAAAAAAATATATATATACGATAAAAAAACCTAAAAAGAGGTGGACTAAATTAAATTATAATGACGGATAAAAATATTTATGGAAAACAATTTATGACCGATGGCACAAAAAACCCTAAATATGTTGATTTATTGGAAGAGGATAAATCTATCGCGGGTCAAAAATTCGTATGTGTTAGTTTTGTGTCGCCGGAAAAAATTCTGAAAAAGAAAGAATTATTTTATTTCTCAGAGTTCCTAAAACACTGGGATTTTACTAAATCAACTCAAAAATTTACACAGTTTCTAAACTACTTGTCATTCAAATATAATCTTAATTTCGATAAGGTAATGACTGACTTTCAAGAATATACTAAATCAGAGCAGGATGAGCTCACTATTACCACGATCGGAGATGATTACAAAAACTTCATCGATGCTAAAGAAGAGGATCTCGAGCAAGATTTCAATGAAACATATAGCTTTCAAACAAGTACTAGAGGAATCAAAGTACGTGGAGCATATCCTACTCAACAGGAAGCAGAATTGAGATGCAGAATGCTAAGAGAAGTGGATCCCAACCACGATGTTTATGTAGGGCCAGTAGGAACTTGGATGCCGTGGAACCCAGATGCTTATAAAACTGGTCGAGTCGAATACTTAGAGGATGAATTAAATCAATTAATGAGCGAAAAAAATCAAAACGAGAAAAACGCCAAGGTTGCCTTTGAAAAACGCGTTAAAGAAGCAAAACGTACTGCTATTGAAGAGAATGTGAAAATCGCAAAATCCAGTGGTAATAAATTAACTCAAAACATCGATAAAGATGGTAATTTAGTTGGCGTGGCGAATATGAATACAACTGAGTCTGGATTAGATAATAATGTTTCCTCAGCGGACATCAGAAGAGAACTTTTTGAGGGAGAAATAATCAGAACACGGGAAGGTGACAAAATTAACAAAAAACAGCAAGAAAACGTTGAGATGATGATTGACGAAAGAGAATGAGAATTCAGACTATTTTAAGTAACTTTTATAATATTACACCGACCCGAAAAGAAAAATGAGGAATTACTAAAAAACACCTAAAACACATCGGGAATTAACAAGAAAAAGAACAAAAAAGCTAGAGTATATAAATTTTAATTTACCAAAGATACATATGACTTAATATTTTAGCATTATATAATCCTTTACTCTTGTGTTTTTCTCTCTTAATAGCTTCTCCGCGTTTTTTTGTCCCAGAATGTCTAGAATAATAGTTTTTCATACGTTTTCTTGTACCGTGATTTTTATTTTTATATAATTGTAATGGTGTGCGGTCTTTATATTGTTGATATCGTTTATCTCCAAAATGAATTTTTCTTATTTTTTTTGTTTTTTTATTTTTAACATATGCTGTATATTTTTTTGGAAAAGGCCCTTTTAAAAATTTAATTATTTTTTCATTCATATTATATATTATTATAAAACAATAAATGATATAATTTCAACAAAGATAAAATCAAAGCATCCAGAAAATTATATAAAACATGTTTTTAATTTTCTTTTCGGCCGGTGTAATATTATAATGGACAATTAATTACCACCTGCTTTTTTTAACATTTATTCTGGGACCTTTACGTTGTGTCTTCGGATCATATAATTCTTCTTCATCGTCCGATCCCATGTCTTTCGACATTTCCCAGAACTCCTTCGAACCAAGTTTAAAATCTCGATGACCATCGGCCTTATACCAAAAGATTTGATCGTCCAATTTATTAGATTTGGCATTATTTGCAATTACCAAACATTCAAAATTCTCGGTGCACTGATCCATTACTTGACAGAAACTCTCAAAAGTAGGAAACATGCCGGCATAATTCTCGTAGATTCTCTTTCTATTACTAATATACGGTTCTCGTAGAATAAAGGTATAGTCAATATTGGTTCTAAGATTGGGCGGGACTCCTAAAGGATACTGCATAGTAATTACCAACATGATTTTCCAATGGCGACCATTCATGAAAAGAAGTCGCATTAATTTATCTCTGGCCCAAGAGTTATCATACAAACAATCATCAAGTATACAAAAGGCACGACCATCTATATTGCATTTGCCATAGGCATTAACCTCTTTGTTAATTTGTTTGATAACCATTTTCTGACGTTTTAAAATATTTTCAATAATAGCACTATTGTATTCATCATGGATAAATAACCGTGGTACCATTTTGGCATAATATCCGTTTCCTGCTTCTGTGCCAGAAATAACAGTACCTATAGGAATATCTTGGTGGTGATATAAAAGATCTTTGACCAAATAAGATTTACCAGTATCTCTTCTTCCTATTAATACTATGACGGGTCCCTGTGTTTTACTGGAAATAAATTTAATGTTTTTCATGTCGAACTTTTTCAACTCTAAATTCATTATGTTTCTTAGTTATTAAAAATGATATGAATTTACGCGATCTCCTTAATGGTTTAATGAGTTTAAAGCTATTTTAATTTTTATCCATAAAAATTAATGTTTGACCTGTATTATAAGAAAAATGACAACGCCTCTCTTTTTAGTTCTTTAAAAGAAAATGGGATACTTAATGTGCAAAATTATATTCCCATTTACAAGCAATTTTTCTCACTCAATGAATCCAACTATAAAAATATGAATTTAAACCAGATGTTTCATATTTCAAACGTAGAAAAGACCGCAAAACGCAACCGATTTAACTGTGTTATTACATCCAATAAAAAAACTGAAACGAAACTGTGTTTCTTCAAATTTTCTCCATTATTGGATCCAATCAAGTATTTAGTTGGAAAATATAAAGGTTTAGGGGAAAATGAACGCAAGACCTTACCAGAATTAAACGATGATGTCTGTCATAAAAAGGTAATGGATCCCAACAACGCTGCATATGTAGACGGATTCTTCTCATACTTAACCAGTCAGTTATACCACAATTGCTATTTCCCGCAAGGATTGGATTTCTTCGGGTCATTTCTCGGGATTCAGAATGAATTTGTAGTCAATATCGGTGATGACATAGATTATTTGCACGATTCAACCTATTTTCATAAAAACCAAGACACCAAATTCAAGATAGAAAATATTGATATGGGAATGTTGTCTGGCTTTGGCACTAGGAACTACCAGAAAAAAATAAATATAGGTGAAAATCTAAGTATTGACACATCCTCCATTGACAATGATGATTTTAAGGAGGTATTTCACCTATCGGATATTCCTAATAATGATCGTAAAATGGATTTGATATTTGAATTCGATTTGCCAATACAAGGAAAATCTAGCAAAACTGATTCAACATGTTCATCTCGCACTTCTAACACACATTCCAACAGTTCGGAGGATATTTCTGGGGAAGAGGATACAGAGTCTGGAACGTCCATGTTATCATCGGATATAGATGTTAATTGCATTTTGTATGAGTTCCCCACACAAATAATATGTTTGGAATGTTTGGATGGGACACTTGATTCACTATTAAACGATGAAATGGATAGAAATGAATGGGGTGCCTGTTTGATGCAAATTATAATGACATTAATTATTTATCAGAAAGTTTTTGATTTCACCCATAATGATTTACATACAAATAACATTATGTTTCAAAAAACAGAAAAGCAGTTTTTATACTATCGGTATAACCAAAAATATTATAAAGTTCCCACCTTTGGTAAAATATTTAAACTCATTGATTTCGGTCGTGCCATTTATAAATATAAGGGAAACATAATATGCAGCGATAGTTATCACCCCAAGGGCGATGCAGCAACACAATATAACTGTGAACCATATTTCAATACCAAAAAACCTCGATTGGAACCGAACAAGAGTTTTGACTTATGTAGATTAGGCTGTGCATTGTTTGATTATTTTGTGGAAGACATCGATGACATTGATCCACTGGACGAGATCGCTAATTTAATGATGGAATGGACCAAAGATGATAAGGGTCGTAATATATTATACAAGAAAAACGGCGATGAAAGATATCCCGATTTTAAATTATATAAAATGATTGCTAGAACGGTGCATAAACATACCCCCCAGGCACAATTGCAAGGGGTTTTTAATAAATATATTTCCACACGTAAAAAAATAAACAAAAAGTCTAAAATTATCGACATAGATAAAATGCCCATCCTTAGCGAAGTTCTATAAATGTGAATTACGAATATATTCAGATTTATTTGTTGTCTATTTTGATTTATGCTTCCTTCTAGGTTTCTTTTTCCAAGTTTTGTTCCTCTTCCTTTTTGTTTTGTTCCTCTTCCTTTTTGTTTTGTTCTTCCGCCCACCTTTAATAGATCCTTGTCTAATAACAGTGCCCGGTGCTATGGATTGTGTAATAAAAACCTTACCATTTTTACTTTTAGTTGTGGGAGCATATGTTTTATGTTTGCGTGATGCTCTAAGACGTGGTTTTAGCGTCTCGAATTTCATATGGTATGTTTTCTTTTTTATATTGGTTGGTTTAAGGGTGGCGTTGTATCGTCTTTCGGCGATTTTCTGTGACCCAGGAGTACTTGACACCGAAGACCAGGACAGGTTTGGCATTGAACGGGTCATTTTGTGCAATCCGGATCTCACCGTTCTCGATCGAGACATATTGCGAGTCTTCTTAAGAGGGGTTCTTTTTGTTTGTTTACTCATATACATAATATATCGATTAAAAATCAGGGGGCGATGTAAATACCGCGGGCGCTCCAATGGTTGCTCTTAACGGCTCTAATTGTTGTAAAACAAATCCTCCTCCCAAGACGCTTAAATATACAATGACGGTTTCTCGTATTAAAACCTTGAGGGGCTTATTTTCTTTGAGAACAAACCTCATCTCCAAGAATCGTATAAGAAGATATACTCCAGCTATTACTAAAGCTCCTACAAATGTATAAGTATCCATTAATATAAGTCATAAGAATCATATTAATATTTTTCCGCATTACAAAG